GTTGCAATGATGACTTAGCAATGTGTTTGGTTATTTTTGCATGGCTTGTTGCTCAAGACTATTTTAAAGAGATGACAGACAATGATATAAGAAAAAGAATTTATGAGGAGCAAAAAAATCAGATAGAACAAGATATGTCACCATTTGGATTTCTTTCAGATGGTTTAGATGATATGGAAAGTATTATTGATCAAGATACTGGTGATCGTTGGATGATTGCAAGCAAATCAAATAGACAGGAAACTTTGGAAATATGGAATGTTGATGAATATGGGGATAGGTCCTACATGTGGGACTACATGTGATGGATTTAGATAAGGAGATAGAATTAGAACATTTATTATTTTTCGATAGGAGATGTAGAGTTTGTGGAAAAGTTAAAAATTTATTAGAAGACTTTTACTTAACTCGCAAGGATAGAGGTTCTTTTCCATCTGCATATTCTTATGAATGCAAAGAATGTACTGTTAAGAGGACTACAGAAACTAGAAAGAGACCAAGGGGAATAATAAAGTGGGAATATCCTGACTGGTGATCATACTCATGCATGGCTTCCCCATTCAAAATAGACTTTTTAATAAATAATTTCAGATAATTCTGGATAGCACGGAGAATAAAGATGCCTATAAATTTAGCATCTCCTGGAATTGTAGTAAGAGAGGTTGATCTTACTAATGGAAGGATAGACCCAACCTCTGATAAAGTTGGTGCTATTGTTGCACCTTTTGCCAAAGGCCCTGTTAATTTGCCAACACTAATTCAAAATGAGCAGGAGCTACTCAATGTTTTTGGTAAGCCATATACAATTGATAAGCACTATGAGCAGTGGCTAACTGCTTCATCTTATTTGGCATATGGTGGAGCCCTAAGAGTTGTAAGAGCATCAGGAACATCTTTAACTAATGCTCTAGCAGGAGCAGCAACTAGCGTTACAATTAATAGTCTTGACGACTATACAAATAAGCAATATGATGAGAATGTCATTCCCAATGTAACTGTGGTAGCTAAAAACCCAGGTTCATGGGGAAATGGTCTAAAGGTTGCACTTATCGACTCAAGAGCAGACCAAATTCTGACAGGAATTAGCACTGCAGGTCTTGCAGTTGGTTACGGAGTAACTCAAGGTCTTGATGGTAAAACCGATATTGGTGCTGGTACAACTTCTTCATTAACTGGATTTACGTTAAGAGGGGTTGTTACTGGAATTGGACAAAGTACCGTTAGCGTTAAGATTCAGAGCAAAGTCTCATCCACATCAGTTGTAACACCAATAGATTATACTCCAAGCGGAGTTTATGCATTTAATGCAACAGGATCGGTTGGTTTCCACACAAATGGTTCGTCCGTCGCATATGCATCATCCTCTTATAGTGGAGTCTCAGATTGGTTCGACAATCAAAATATTGTAATTTCTTCTGCTGGAATTACAACTGTAACAATTGCATGGAATTCAATTGCAAGCAGACCTGGTACAACTGCATATGCAGAAACTAGAAATGCAAGACATGATGAAATTCATGTGGTTGTAATTGATGGTACTGGAGAAGTTACTGGCACTGTTGGGACAATTCTTGAGAAGCATCTTTCACTTTCCAAAGCAAAAGATGCAGAGTTCTCTGTAGGTTCTCCATCATATTGGAGAGGATATCTTGCAGATAACTCAGCATATATCTTTGGTGGTTCCCAACCTGCTGGAATCGTTACAACTGGATTCAGCAGTGGATTTACTCTACAATCAGATAATGCATGGGACCAAGAAGCTGAGGGTATTATTTTCTCAGCAACTGGAAATAACACATTAACTCTTGAAAAAGGATATAACTATGACTATAGCAGTGGAATTGCAACGACAGGTGCTTTAAGTTCTTCGATTGCAGATATCAGTGGTGGATATGATTTATTTGAAAATACTGAGGAATATAATATTAATTTCCTAATCATGGGTTCAGCTGGATATGGAAAAGAAAACGCACAAGCATTAGCAAACAAACTAATTTCTGTTGCTGAAATTAGAAAAGATGCCATTGCATTCATCTCACCATATAGGGGTGCATTCCTTACAGAAACTGCAGTTGGAAGTGCTACTGTAAATTCTGCTTCAACAATTACAGATAATGTACTTAGTTTCTACGCTCCACTGACTTCTTCATCATATGCTGTATTTGATAGTGGATATAAGTACATGTTTGATAGATTTAATAATACATTTAGATATGTTCCACTAAATGGAGACATGGCTGGACTCTGCGCCAGAAATGATATCAACAATTTCCCATGGTTCTCACCAGCGGGTACTTCTAGAGGAACTATCCTGAATGCTATTAAACTAGCATATAATCCATCTAAGGCACAGAGAGATCGTCTCTACTCTGCAAGAATTAATCCAGTAATCTTCTCACCTGGTTCTGGAATCATTCTCTTTGGTGATAAGACTGCTCTCGCAAGAGCATCTGCATTTGATAGAATCAATGTTCGCAGACTATTCCTCTATCTGGAAGATGCAATCTCAGCAGCTGCTAGAGATCAACTTTTTGAATTCAACGATGAAATTACAAGAACTAACTTTGTAAATATTGTTGAACCATTCCTTCGTGATGTTCAAGCCAAGAGAGGAATCTTTGATTATGTTGTTGTTTGTGACGAAACAAACAACACTGCCGCTGTCATTGATGCAAATGAGTTTGTTGCTGATATATACATCAAACCTGCTCGTTCTATCAATTTCATCGGACTAACTTTTGTTGCCACCAGAACTGGTGTTGCTTTTGAAGAAGTAATCGGTACTGTTTAATTAACTTAGAGGTTTTAAAACTATGGCTACCAGAACCCAATTAAATCCACCCCCATTAAGAAAGATTACCGACTTCAAGAGTAAGCTGACTGGTGGTGGTGCTAGAAGCAACCTGTTTGAGGTTGTACTTTCATTCCCAGATATTGCTCCAGCAAGTTCAGAAGTTCTTGATAAAGCAAGATTCTTAGTTAAAGCAGCAAACTTACCTGCTTCGAACATTTCGGATGTGACCGTTCCATTTAGAGGTCGTGTTCTTCATGTTGCTGGCGACAGAACCTTTGATAGTTGGACAATCACCGTTATCAACGATACTGATTTTGCAATTCGTTCGGCATTTGAGAAGTGGATGAATTCAATCAACAGAGTATCTGATAACACTGGTTCAACTGATCCTGCATCTTATCAAGCAGATGCATTTGTCTATCAGTTAGATCGTAGTGGAGAAACTCTGAGAGCATATCATTTCTATGATATCTTCCCAACTAATATTGCTCCAATTAACCTTTCGTATGATACTGAGGGCATTCAGGAATTCACAGTTGAGATGCAAGTGCATTGGTGGGAAGCTATCAAGGGTAATGCTCCTCAAGCGGGTGGAGAAAACATCAACTAAATAATAGAATAATAGATAAATTCAAGTTATAAAATGGCGAAACTTTTTGGTTTTTCGATTGAAGATTCAGAACAAAAATCCAAATCCATAGCATCCCCCGTCCCCCCTAATAATGAGGACGGGGTTGATTTCTATCTCCAATCTGGATTTTATGGTCAGTATGTTGATATAGAAGGGGTATATAGAACTGAGTTTGATTTAATCAAAAGATATCGTGAAATGGCTTTACACCCAGAATGTGATAAAGCCATTGAAGATGTTGTAAATGAAGCAATCGTTAGCGATTTGTATGATTCCCCTGTAGAGATTGAACTTTCAAATTTGAATGCTAGTGATAGATTAAAATCTGCAATTAGAGAAGAGTTTAAATATATCAAAGAAATTTTAGACTTTGACAAAAAATGTCACGAAATTTTTAGAAATTGGTATGTTGATGGAAGAATTTTTTATCTAAAGGTTATTGATCTTAAAAATCCAACAGATGGCATCAAGGAATTAAGATACATTGACCCACTAAAAATTAAGCACATTAGACAAGAAAAGAAAAGAGATCCAAATAAACTTCAAACTGCCAATCTTAATTATACTAAAGAAAGTATTACTTATCCTGAAATCGAAGAGTATTTTGTATATACTCAAGATAGTATGAAAGGTCCTGGTGGATTTTCAGGATTCACTGGACAAAAAGGTACAATCAAAATTGCAAAAGATTCAATTACATATTGTACTTCTGGATTAATCGATAGAAATAAAAGTACAGTTCTTTCATATCTACATAAGGCAATCAAAGCACTCAATCAACTAAGAATGATTGAGGACTCTTTGGTTATCTATAGATTATCTCGTGCTCCAGAACGCAGAATTTTCTACATCGATGTTGGTAATCTTCCAAAGGTAAAGGCAGAGCAATACCTTAAAGATGTGATGATGCGTTATAGAAATAAAATGGTCTATGATGCAAATACAGGTGAGATTCGTGATGATAAAAAAATGATGTCCATGCTTGAAGACTTTTGGCTTCCAAGAAGAGAGGGTGGTCGTGGTACAGAAATCACAACTCTTCCTGGCGGGCAAAATCTTGGAGAACTTTCTGACATTGAATATTTCCAAAAGAAATTGTATCGTTCATTAGGTGTTCCAGAATCAAGACTACCTGGCGGTGGGGATGGATTCAATCTTGGTCGTTCATCAGAGATTCTCAGAGATGAACTCAATTTCTCTAAATTTGTAGGAAGACTTAGAAAAAGATTTGCAAATTTATTCAATGATTTATTGAAGACGCAATTGATTCTCAAGAACATTATTGCAGCAGAAGATTGGGAAAAAATCAGTGATCATATTCAGTATGACTTTTTATATGATAATCAGTTTGCTGAACTTAAAGAAGCAGAACTTATTCAAAATAGACTTGGCATTCTTGCAACAGTAGAACCTTACATTGGTAAGTATTACTCAACAGAATATGTAAGAAAAAGAATTCTTCGCCAAACTGATTCTGAAATTATTGAGATTGATGAGCAAATTGAGGATGAAATTAAAAAAGGAATTCTTCCAGACCCATCTCAAGTTGATCCAATTACTGGAGAACCTCTACCTCAACAACCTGCAGGTGGAGATCAAATAAATGGTCAAATGGGAGAAGTTCCAATTGAACCGCCAGCTCCAAGTGGTGATGCAACTGAAGCAGGGGTTTTACCAGAACCAAAAGGCGGGAAGATCTAAAATATAAATAATCATATTACTATATTAAAAAAATGGAAGACCTTATTAACATGGTAGTGTCTGATGCTTCCCCCTCAGATATTTCAGCACAAATTAAAGATGCACTTTTTGCAAAAGCTGGGGAAAAGATTGAAGCACTTCGCCCAGAAGTAGCTAACTCTTTATTCAGTATGGAAGAAGTAGATTCAGAAGAGGAAAAAGCATAATGCTTACCAAAATCGTTGCAACAGAAGTAACAACACCAACGACAGCAGGGGCTGCATCAAGTATCAGTGATGCAACTTGCGTTCGTTTGTATAACAATACTGCAGGAATTGTGACAGTTGGAATTAGTACCTTAGTTGGTGCTGCATCAACAAATTATTTTGCAATGCCAGGGGGATCTGTTGAGTTTTTAGCAAAACCACCTTCTGATGTTATTTGGTCTAGCAGTGCAATTAAAGCAAATAAAGTAGCATTTACAAACTAAAATGAAACTCATCACAGAAGAAGTACAACAGGTAAAATTCATCACCGAAGGAAAAGGTGCTGAAAAGAAAATGTATATTGAGGGTATTTTCCTTCAAGGTGATATTTGCAATCGCAATGGAAGAATGTATCCAATGGCAACTCTTTCAAGAGAAGTCGAAAGATATAATGAAGCCTTTGTTGCTAAAGGTCGTGCTTTAGGAGAACTTGGCCATCCTGATGGTCCTACCGTCAATCTTGACCGTGTTTCTCATAAGATTGTTTCTCTTGAGCAAAAGGGAACTAATTTTATTGGTAAGGCACAACTCCTAGAAACTCCAATGGGTAAGATTGCAAAGTCCCTCATTGGTGAAGGTGTTTGTCTCGGCGTTTCTTCTCGTGGTGTTGGTTCATTAAAAATGACCAACGAAGGTCACAAAATTGTTGGCGAAGATTTCATGCTTGCAACT